GGCGCTTTTAATTCCGCCTGAATTTTTACTAATTTCATAGGTTTGTTTTAGGTTTATAAATTTAATACATATCTCCGTATTCTTCAAATTTTTCTGACCAAGTTGACATTGGCACAAAAGGTTCTTTTGGAAAATTGCTTTTTGGCTGAACTAATAAATGCGGGAAATACTTTGCTTTAAATTCCTTTAAATCTTGGCGTGCATTTTTTACCATTTCCAACCTTTTACGTGCATTTGCTTCTGTTGATAACTCAAATAACCATTCTAAATAACTAACATTGTTTCTTAGTTTTTCTAATTGATAAAGAGTATTCATTTTTTAAATATTTGTGTTAATAATTTTTTCAACAAGGATTTGTATTTTAGGTTCTAAAGAACCACCTTGTGTTAAGAGTATAAACTTTTCATAAGCTATTTCTTTATCATAGCTTCCCGAATCAGATACATATTTTTCATCTTCTTTTGTAAAAAAATACGGATCATCTGGTTTGTTGTATTTCGTTTCCGAAACAAATTGATATTTTTTCATAGTATTTATGCCGTTGGTTTTATTACGGCATTACAAATATACATCTTTTATCCATATTATGTACACTTTATTAATTATTTATGCAAAAAAAAGCCACTTATTTTAAGCGGCAATACCTTATATATATAAATTTATTTATATATCTTCTTCAACATCAAACATTTCAGCGTGCAATTCGTTAATCACTTCAGCAATAATTTCAAGCGACTGCCTTCTAATTTTTTTAATTTTATTAGCTTCAATTTTAGAAATTAAAGTAAGATCAATTTCATCAACTGCATTAATAGCATAATAGGCACAGGAAATTAAATCACTTCTGGTAGTGGTTTCAGCATCTTCCCATTCTAATTCTTCAATAGGTTCGGCATCAGGTTTAACTTCTTCTTCCATTTATTACAATTTTAAAAGTGCTTCATCGGGTCTTTCTATTTCAGATACTTGCAATCTTTGACCTCCCCTGATTGATGCTAACATCCTCGAAATTTCGTTTTGAATTGCATAGTAATCTTGTAATTTATTTACTAACCAAATCTCTTGCTCTTGCATAGACCATTTGTTAAATCCTTTAGGCATTTTCATTATTTATCGGTTTTTGAATGATAGTGATTGCAGGTTTTACATTTATATTGAATCCTTGTTAACCCTGTTGCAGTTACTACTTTATTGTTTTTTATTAAATCATCTGATCCACATTCAGGGCAAGATCCTCTATCTTCTCCAAATATAACGCCATAATGTGTTTTAGGTTCAATATGTGCGCTTAATAATTTAAAAACCTTCTCAAGTAATATTACATCCTTTTTGCAATATTTAATCATTGCTTCCATTGCTACCTTGTCCTTATTTAAAAGAATGTTTTTCCAAAGGCTATATTCTGTTTTAATCTTCTGTCCTAATCCTAAAAAATCCGCTATGTAATTCAATCTGTTAGAGTTAAATCTAAACTTTTGACGGGCAACTTTTAAGGTATCAATCGTTGTATATTTTGGGAACATAGATATATTGTGAAATAAGCATCTTGTCCTGATCCAAGCCAAGTCAAATTTGTCGCCATTATGTCCGACCATTTCATTAGCCACATTTGCAACCTCAATAAATTGCTCAAGCATACGTTTATCGTTTTGCTTAGCATCCCATTGAAGGGCATAAACTTCTTTTTCATCTTCCCATTTATAACAGATACAAATAATAGCACGTTCTTGAATTATGTTTGAATAATCAATATTTTTTTTATACCCTGCTTCCCAGAACAATCCGATATTCGGTGAAGTTTCAATATCAAAAAATAGTCTTCGGCGTTTGGTTTTTAGGTTTTTGTTTGTCATTAATAGGGTTTGTATTTTGTTTTTCCTGCTTCTTTATATGCTTTCAAAACTTGTTTCCTTTGCTTACCGCTACTTTCGTAGGAAACGTGAACCCAATCAGGGTTTTCATCCGTGCCAAATTCGTAAATCAGTTGGTCGAATTGCAAATAGTCTTTAATATAATTAAATACCATTTTATTGGTAACTGCGTGAGGCGTGCCATCCATATCAATATCAATAGCTTCGCCTGTGCAATGCTGACTTGTTAATGATCCGCCAATGATTCTATTCAATTCTACCGAACGATAACCAGAACTTAAATTTATAGGGCAACGAAAATTTACTCTAATAGGCTCAAAAACCTTTTCTGCTAATAGCTTAAAGTTTGCAATATGTGCTTCGGTTGGCATATTTGAAATGCCATTTCGCTTCGCTGATTCGCTACGAATAACCTCGCTTAAATCCAGATGTTCGCTTAGTTTCATACTAATCTTTTTTAAATATTTTTTCAGCAGTCGTCAAACCTAATGCCGCCGCCGCTAATCCCGCTACTAAATAAACCAATGAATCCGTTGGTGTATGAATTAACTTGCCACAGATTGAAATAGTGCAAATAAATCCGCATAGTCTTTTCATACTTAATCGGTTACTATCCTCTGTAAAGAATTGTCGCATATTATAATTTGAAGTAAAAAGAAGTCCTTATAAAATTGTTAGAATCAAATCCTACCCCTATTAAAGCCCTATCCTTGACCTTTAGCATTAAACCTATACCTACCCCTTGCAAAGACTTATCCTGTCTTAAATCGGCTAATACGCCCAAATAAAGGGCATTCTTAGGTTTGGGGGTGATTGTCCTTGTTTCTATTATGGTCTTTTCGCTTAAATTAGCGCTGAATCCACGCCCTATGATCCTGTTCTGGGTAATCGTATCTTGAATAAATACGACATTGTTCGTATCTAAGCGAATCGTATCTAAATACGAATATACGCGGCTATAATCGGATACTATTTTTATTGTATCGTGTACGGGAATAAATACAGAATCGGTTTTAATGATATACGAATATATATCACTTCCCTTTTTGTATTTAGTAAAAGTCTTTTGTTGGTAAAGCGTATCTGTCTTTACAATAACTGAACTTTTATAAGTTGGATTTGTAATTAAAAATAAAATAACTACAACCAATAAGACTGCAATTACAAAATTTTTAATCATCTTTTACTTTTTTAGTTGCGTTATAGTAATAGCGAATAGCCATTACACCAGATATAATTGCAATCAAACCGGCAAATAAAGTAACTACGGGTTGAATTGTTGAAATACTTACAATAGCGCTTAAAACGCTTATTCCTGTGCCTATGTCGGCTTGATTGCTATGCGGTGTCATTTAGTCTTTTTTTTCTTCTTTTGGCGCTTGTTCGTCTTGAATTTGCTTAAACCATTGTAATAAAGGCACTCCGTATTTTGTTGGAAGTTCCTGACAAAATTGGTTTAGTTCTGTTAATTGTTGTTCGTTCAAAGTAATCATAGTGTTTATTTTAAAATTAATAATATTATCAAAATTAGTATTTTTATCAATGCCGAAGTATATTCAGGTTTTATTTTTATAAATTCACCTACCTTTCTAATAAATTTATCTGTGTCAGCGGTTACCCCTACATAAAATGCAGGTCTTTTTAAAACAATAACATTGCAAAGAATGTCAAAGCCAAACCAAAAAGCAGTCGCAAATACTAACATTGTTTTAAATCCAAAAGCTAAAAATAATACTGCGTAAACTGAAATATGGTTTATGCCCTTCCAAAAATGCCACTTCTTATTTTGCTCGTATGCTTCCTGTGGGTTTATTTCGTAAAGGTCGCGTTCTTTGAATTGGTGCTTTTGGTATAAAACCCAACTGATTAAGTGAACTAAAAATACTATAGTTAAAAATATTGTCATTATTTTGCTTTTAATAAATCAATTTCTTCTTTTAATTCTTGTACTGCTTTTATTAATATTGGTACTAATTTAGAGTAATCTACTCCTTGCATACTTTCACCATCTTTTTCTCCAACTACTGCATAAGGAACTATGTCTTGCAATTCGTGTGCAATAACACCATCCATTCTTTCTTCAGTTCCTTTAAATACAAAATCGTAAACTTTAATTGCATTTATTTTTTCAATTCCTTTTATTTCTTTAAAATCTTCTTTTAAACGATAATCAGAAGTAACATTGTAAGATGTTGTAGTACCATTACCCGATATGCTTCCATAAGATGTCCCAAAATAACGAAAATCTATAAAAGTTGTATTTGATGGTGCTGTGTTTGAAGTATTATTAATACACACTCCTTGTTGAGAAGTTCTATCATATTGTACATTAAATCTTTCACCGCCATTAGGTGCAGTAGCATTTACACATACAACACCCCCACTATTAATACGTATATACTCACTACCACCGGCAAATAATCTTAATGTACCACTTCCATTTGTTGCACCTACACTTAAACCACCTACCCCGTCATCATAAATTGCACCACCTGCCGTTGTTGCAATACCTGACGAAGTAAATCCTGTACCATATTTTTCAATAAATAAATTTGAAACACCATTTTGCAAAAATGCTCTTATTTTTCCAGTTGTTCCAGTATTAGTATTTTCTCCTTGAATTAAAGTTTTTGCGCCGGCTACATTAGAACTTGTACCCTCAAATGCAGTAGCGGATACACTTGCACTAAATGTAGCATCACCTGCTGCGGCTAATCTTAATGCTTGTACAAGTCCAGAACCATTATTGGTTAAGAAAGATAAATAACCTTGCGTATTACCACTTGTAGCATTGGTTTTAGCGCCAAATATTTGTCCAAAACTTGTTATTGTTGTTAAGTTATCAGAATAACCACCTAAACTAAGTTTACCCCCTTGATTAATTGCTTGAGTTCTTTTATCATATATTCTTGGATAGTTTAAAACAGAACCATCAACGGCAATATCTAAAGCTGCATTAGGGGAAATTGTATTAATACCCACATTTCCTGATGGGGTTATTCTCATTTTTTCGCCAAGAACGGTGGCATTCATTGTATAAAAAGCTAAAGCACCATTAACGCTTGTAGTTATACTTTCTGTAATAGTAGCTATTCTTGCATTTTCCCAAATAGTACCACTTAATGATATTTTAGTTTTAAAAGATATACCAACACTATCACCTTCAGCTACATTTGTTCTAAATCCTATTCCTAATGCACTTGTAAAACCTACTGCATTAGACGTTGTAATATCTAATATACCAAAATCAGCTGTGGTAGAACCAATCAGTATCTTAGTTCCATTATCATAAATTATACTTTGAGCTAATGCACTTGTTCCATTACCTTTATATAAATAATTACTTGTTAAAGTTGTTAATCCTGTTCCACCATTGGCAACAGATAAAACATTTGTTAATGTTAAACTCTTTATAGTTGTAACGCCTGTTGAACGAACTATTGTAAAAGGTGTTTCTAATAAAGAACCTGCATCTGTAAAAGTTCTTAAAAAGAAATCCGCACCTACATTTGAACCTGATTCTGTACCTGAAACCTCTAAATTTATTCTTGCACTATTATCCGAACGATATGAAACACTTTTTGCAATAGAAACGTTTGCGTCTAAGTTTGCAATCAAAGCTGAAGCAGCGCCGTCAATATGAAACTTTGTTGTCGGGTTTGCAATACCAATACCAAATTCCCCTGTTTGTAAAATTGTAATTAATTCAGCACTATTTGCTTCACTAAATATTCTAAATCTGTGGTCGCTTTGTACATTTCCCACACTCCATTTGTTCGTTCCGTTACTTGCAAAACCTAAAAATGAATTGTTTGTAGAAGTTGCATTTAAGCGTCCAATAATTCCAGAACCGAAAACGTCTAAAGCAGTAGTCGGTGATGCAGTTGCTATTCCTAATCTGTTATTAGTATCGTCAAAAAATAGGTTTGAATTGTCTTGTGTTAAAGCACCACTTGCACCAATAAAAGGAACTGATCCAGAAGTTAATGCAGTCGTAATAGTAAGCGTAGCTACCGAACCAACCAAACTAATAGTTCCGTCAAATCCATTTGCATCACTAAATACAAGCGAAGCAATTACGTTAGGGGATAAAACCACATAAGAAGTTGAATCCCATCTGTAAATAACGTTTGTATCTAAAGCAATATAAATAGTATCTGCAACGCCTGTAATAGGGAATGCAGCAAGGTTTGCGTATTCTTCAACTGTACCCGTAAATAAAGACGCCATTTGTGAAAGCGTAATCTTTTTACTTATGCCCGTTGTAGGGTCGCCTATAATCGTAAGGTCTGATAAATCTGGCGCAAGTTCTGTCGCTAATTGATTAATTTTTTTTGATTCCATTAAAATTGATAATTTGAAGGTACTTGACACCTATTGTTAATAAATGGCACGGTTAATGTTGCATCTAATTTTACGCCTGCTAATAAATCAGGATCGCTTTCTGTATAAAATGTAACGGGTAAGTTTTGACTTAATGTCCAAGTTACAATAGAATAATCCTCTGGGTATCTTAACTGCGCTACTACATCACCCGCAACCTGTGTCATATCTGATAAAACTTCCGTTTCGTTTGTTTCTTCCATAAGCATACGATCCATAAAGTAAAGACTAAATGAAAAAGCTATTTCCTTAGCGCCATAATTTGCACCCGTTAAAGTAAAAAACATAGCAGGATAAGTTACCTCGCCATTGCTTAATCGTTCCCAGACATCACCAAAATAGACGTAATTAATTTGCTCGTGGTCGTTGCCTATCTTTGTTAATTCTTTCACTATTTGATTTAGTGTCATTCTTTTTTGCTTTTTCCAAATAAACTTTTAGTTTAGTTTGGTTTTTTATTGTTACTTGTTTACTCATATATTAGCAGCAACCAATATTTCCCTGATACCTTTCTTCAAAAGTTTTTTTATTCTTTCCCTCATAATCGTCATTGCAACAAGCATCACCTAAATACATTGAAACCGTGTAACCCTCATTGTCAGGTTTAATTGAATCAATGCCGCTACCAAAGTTTAAATAATTAGGATAAGAAGCATTGTTTTGTTTCAGATACTTTATTAATCTTTGTTTATAAAATTCTGCTCTTGCTCTGTATCTATTTGCCACGTCAATCATATCCTGCATTGAAGGGCTTTCTTGATTCTCGCCTGTTTTTCTTATTAAACCCTTATTGTAAAACTGATATGATAAACCCTGTGGAAGTTCTGACATAACAAAATAAATTAAACAATCTACAATGTAGTCATCTAATAAAGTTGTTTGTAATTGCGTATATGTATTTGCATCTACTGCCGTTTGTAATTCATTGTACAATGCAGAACCTAAAGCAGGCAAAATATACATATCTTGCGCGGTCTTAATTTCAGGCAATACTAATTTTTCTTCTACGTTAGCGTGAAGCCCTGTTCTATCTTTAATTGATTGTACTGATATGAATAATGTGTTTTTGCTCATTTTATTTTCTTGTTACTATATTTGAAACCCATTCGTGTCTGCAACTTGGGGAATGTTCATTAGTATTTGGTTTTGTGTACCAACCACCTCTGCGATCCCAAACAGAATATCCTAAACGCGCACTAATTGTTTCTATTTCTGAACGGCTATACATTTTGTCAGCAGTTAATAAATATTTACAAAAAGGTCTGCTTGTATCTATATCTTTATTTGTAAAGCCTTGCTTCCACTCATAAGAATATCTAATTAGTAACTCTTTTGTTTGTGGTTTAATTTTTGTTAATATATCGTTTAATGGCTCTGTTAATGTATGCTCAATAATTGTATTGCTGTCAATCCCCTCGCCAATAACATATTCGCTTGGTTGAATATAGCCGTTTGCTATTAATGTTTTAATAACTTGCTTAATAGTATCTTCGCTTTGTTCAAGCGTTGTCGCCAATACATCTGGCGTTATTCTTTTATCCTTAGACATCAAATCAAGTACATTCGCCTGTAATTGGTTTACCTCTGCAAACATTTGATATTCTGAATCGTCATTAAAGCGCGTTCTTGACCTCCAAACATTAAAACTATCCTTTGCGTCGCCAAACTCAAAAAACACGCTAAATTCGTCTGAAAACTGCGCTTGTTGGGCAACGGGTTGGTATTTGCTAATATCAATACCCGCCTTTTCAAGTAACCATTCTTTAGGCGCTATTTCTTTTAATATGTTTTCAGTAAACTCAAAGCCAATAGGCTCGGTTGGAATTATAAGTAATTCAGGTTCTTCAATACCTTTATATTTAGCTAACATATTAAATACACTTTCAAGGTGCATTTGCTTGCTATTGACATAGGTGTTTTTGAATATCTCATAACCATCCCTCATCTCCGAACGGCTACCTAATTTGCCCGCCTCTGCAATACCAAAGATTGACGGCGTTGTAATTTGATGCCCTGAAAATATATTAGTCTGTATCAATGAATCCACACGCCCAAAATCCTCTTTTGTAATATCAGAAGTTCCTAAGTCATCAACTATTGGCTTCCTTGCGCTATCATTAACAAAAGCTAAAATAAACTTTTTGCCATCTGATCCGCTAAACCTACTTGTAAAACGCTTTTCAATATTACGCTTTTCTTCATCTGAAGGTTCACCATTTGGAAGGGTAATTAATTTACTTGCGCTGAATCCTGTTTGTGCATTACCTAAAACGTGCTTAGAAATCTCAATATCTGATTCAATATAATTAAGCGCACCAAAATAACCTGGCAATGAATAAAAGCCCATATTCGGGCGGTATTCTTTAATATAAAGTATTTGTTTTCCTACGGGGTTATTAGCATTAAAAGCAGGATAAACCATAGCCTTTTCGTTCCTGTCATCCCATTTTTCTTTATACCAGAATTGAGTATTGTCTTTATTAGTTCTGATCTTAGTATAATCGCAATGCCATACTTCAGATAATTGCTTAGTTACTGACCATATAATTTCTAAATAATATCCACCAAATAATTCAGCATCTAAGGAAACTTTGCGGGTTAAGTCATTAAGACTTTCCATTCTGTTAACCTTTTCAATAAATGCCTCTGCCTCTGGACTTCCTTTCCAACCATTTGCGCTAATATAGTGAACCTTGCTTTTTACAATCGCATTATGTTTAGCTGACTTGTTGAATAGGTCAACCAAATAATTAGGATAGTCATTGCGGTCGCCATACTGAATATAGCCCTCGCCCTTCTTTTCTTTAAATTCAGGCTGCTTAGCTTCCGCAAATGTTAATACTCTTAAATCCATTATTGTCTTATTTTATAAGTGTCTGTTGTTGAATATTCAGTAAACGACATAGCCGTTCCGATAAGTTCCATTATGCCTGATTCAAGCATATTTAAACCCACAGGATTGGTATTGGTTGGGCTTGCTTGCTCATATATTTCATAGTCGTATTGACCATTCAAAGAAGATGCAAAGTTAGTATTTGTAACGATACTAAATTCATTGTACCTATCCTTGTACAAACTTATGTCTGTATTATTTAGCTTAACAAATTTAACCTCAGTATTGGCGCTTCTATTAGTAAACACGAACAAATAATTAGGGTTAGTTAATAACTCCTTTTCTGTTAATGTTAAAATAATACTTTGCGTCTGCCCTTTGGTTAACCTTATCATATTACTAAATAGCAAAAATTTGAATTTGTTGCAGATAGGGGATAAATAACCTAATAAGTCAAGTTCTAACTTGACCGTGTTATAACATCAGTCAAGTTATAACATTACTTTTTTAAATAAATCAGTAGTATTACTACTAATTTATGTAACTTAATCACACTTTTTTGTACGAATAAATGTTCCCAATTCGGTAACAAGTTCTCTAATAGAAAACTTTATCAATCAATAATGTTTCATATAAAGGACAAAATGAGCCAATAATGAGCGATATACGGCTCATTAATGATCTATAAAAAAAACCGCCGAACGAATTAACGAACGGCGGCAAACCTATAAACCTATGAAAACCTATGCGCCTGCTGTTTCTAAAACAGAATAAACTGCTTGTGCAACGCTTGGTGCTAATGCAGGCTCAGAACCTGTAAAAGTTAAAGTGAAACCACTTCTGTCCGCTTGCGCAGTACCGGTTGATGCTGCATTTGCAGTCATATCAATACCACGAGTTTTTCCTAAATACCAGAAAGCGCCGTTGCTATCTTTTGCAACTGCTACTAAACTATTTTGCGCTAACAAAAGTAATTCATTTCTTGTATTGGTTTGTAATTTGTTTAAAATTATTTGTAGTTCTTGACCATAAACAACTGTTCCGTTTGCAACAGAAGCAGTCATAGTTTGATTGAACATTGAAGTATCTTTAACTTAAGCATATTTCCAAAATCGCTTTACACTCGCCGTAGTTAAAGCATCAATTACTCCACGCGCCTCAGTTGTTGCAGATACGTTTGCCGCTTCTGTGAAATAT